TAGGAATACGAGCGGAACCTGGCTAGTCACCAGGCCGGTGGGGTCGGATTATTACATTCAATCTCATTGTCAGTCATCACTAACAACGTTCATGAAACAAAATCGCGAATGGTGAGTGGTGATAGTACTTCGGTCAGCGATAACCGACAGAAGTCGCACACCCCGGATCTAGATCCTAAATTTATAAAAGAGCTAATGCGCTCTCTTAAGACCTCTTATCAACTAATAGGAGGGAAGAATCTAAATTACCCGGCTCACTTTATGAAATACATAAAGACTCTAGGACCTGTAGATGCTGTTGAGCACTACAAATACCATACGTCCAAATGGATCTCAAAGTTTAGCCTTGATGATATAAAAGCACCGCCAAATTACAACGAACACTTCTGGTTCTTTAATATTAAGAATGAAGTATACATGCAGAGGCGGCTTAAGAAATTTCGGTTTGCCTTTCAATTCTGGCAAGCTAAAAGAGGTGTCAATGCCCCCTTACCTAAACTGGTTAAGGAGCTCGATTATCAGAGCTTTAAAGAGCGCTTGACACAAGATTTAACTGTAGAATATCAGTTCTTAGAAAATCTTATAAAGAAGGCTAAACATTATTTTAAGGACTATAAAGTCCCCAGCCTAAGGATGAATCTAACTACAAAATCGTGTTTCGAGGGTCACGTCATGTCTGACGCTTTAAAAGCAGAATATAACATTCCAACTTTAAAACCTTATCGTACACTTAGAGAGTTAGCTATCCATAATATTGCAGCAAAATGGGAATATCAATTGTGGGAACCCCATGGTACATCTGTACAATTAGATGAACCAATGAAGATTCGCACCATTACCAAAATGGCTTATACCCAAATGAAGTACAAAGAGGTCCAAGAGACCCTCCTCCACTATATTCAACGACGTAGTCCGGAGTTTGTGTTAACAAAGAAACACAATACTTGGGATCAAATCAAGTTTTTAACAACAGAACCAAAAGAATGGTACTATTGTAGTGGAGATTACAAAGCTGCGACAGACAACTTAAAACGGTGTGTAATAACAGCCGTTGTATCACAAATCCCTAATTTCGAAGAGATCTCTCGGCAGTTTGGAACTGCTTTGATTGACGATTTCATCGCTACTAATGGTCAATTGATGGGCTCAATCTTGAGCTTTCCAATTTTATGTGTGATTAATAAGTTAGTCTATGAGTGTGTACAAGATATGTTACCAGGACAATCTACCAAACCTGTTATAAATGGGGATGATATATTATTCAAGGGAACACTTGAGTTCATAAAACTCTGGTACAAGTACACAGAAGAGGCTGGATTTATACCATCAAAAGGAAAGAGTCTTGTCGACAAGAACAACTTTACTATTAATAGTCGACCATATAATGCTAATGGCAAACAATTATTTGCCAACCTTAAACTAACCCATGTGAAGGGAACACCTCAAGAAGAGTGTGACGCCCTCAAGGAATTTGTAAAAGGTGCATCGGGTAGTGAGCTTAACGATCAGAATATCAAGAAATATCTAAGATACTTCCCCACATTCGGAAAATCTAAAGGCTTTAAAATCTGGCGAAAATATCGCTCAGAATACATGCCTACAGAGGCTGGTGGACTGGGATTATTCCCCTTCGATGTAACGAAAATCACAAATCTACAAAAAATGTATACCTGTTATTATCTGACAACGATTAAGAAACAACCGCTAACATATTTACAGCGTGAATTAAATCTGAAACCGTTTATAGCAACAGAAGAGTCCACTAAAGAACCCATACCGAGATTGAGAAAATATAATTTCCCAAGGGATTTTGAATTAATTAAATACCCTAATTCTCCGCAAGTAGAAATACTGCGTTATGGTATGTTATCATCTAGAACTCATGAGTCCGAGGGTGTGTGTGCGTTCCACCAATAAGAGAACGTAACTATCACCGCGGGTGGTTCAAGGCTACTTGGGCTTGGCTTAATCAACAGTGCCGTAATTGGTCCATCGATACGTGCTTACCAC